AATCAATTACAGTTACAAATCCTGGTATAGGTTACACTTCAGTTGCTATTCGTATCATTGGAGGTAACGGTCAATTGGGTGTTGGTGAGGGTGTGCTCCAAGGTAGATATGGACAATTACGTATTGTGTATTTCAAAGCAGACGAAGTTTCAAGTCAAAACACTAAAGTTGTGTTGAACGCAAATAGAAATAATGGTGTTGTTGGTGTAATTGATTATGTGATGGGTAAAATTACAATTACCGATTTCAATCCGTCTGCTGTTAATGATGTGTTTGGTTATTTGAGTTTAAATATTAGACCAAAAGCAACAACAATTAAATCAGAAAAAAATAAAATGTTGGTTTTGGACGCAGACGATCCAACTGCAGTTGTTGTTCAACTATTACCCGTATATTCCTCTAACATAGAATCGATGTAATGTCAGATATTTTAATTTCGAGTTTAGTTCGTAGTCAATTACCAGATTTTATTAGAGGTGAATATCCCCTATTCATAACATTTCTAGAGAAATACTACGAGTGGACTCAAAACACAACCAACGTATTAGCTCAGACTGGTGAATTAGCAAACGCTAACGATATCGACCTATCCAGCGAATTCTATCTCAATGAATTAAAGAAAGAGCTGCTACCCTTCTTCCCAGTAGACACTGCATTAGATAAAAGAAAATTTCTAAGGTTTGCTACTGAGTATTACAAATCAAAAGGTACTGTAAACTCAATAAAGTTTTTGTTCAGAGCTTTATTCAACGAAAATATCGACATCTACTTACCAAAAGACGATATATTTAAAGCGTCTGATGGTCGCTGGGCTTTACCTTTAGCGTTAAGGATTGATACTGCTGACTTAAATATATTCAATATTTCTAAAACGTTACTCACTGGAGTAACATCAAAATCAACTGCTGTTGTTGAAACTGTTATTAAATCTGTCGATAGGCAGTTGGGTATATCATATATCGAGGTCTACGTTTCAAATGTTAATAAATTGTTTGAGACTGGCGAGACTGTTTACGCAACGTATTATAATGGTACGACACCTATAACGGTTACTGGTAGATTAATTGGTGCACTCTCTCAAATAGAGATTAATCCTTTAAACAGAGGATTGTATTATAACGTAGGTGATCCGGTATCTATTGTAGGTGGTTTAAATCCTACATCAAACACACCAGTTGGCGCTATTGCTACTGTTGGTGAAGTTACCAACGGTTCGATCACCGACATATCTGTTAAGTCTGGTGGGTTTGGTTTTAGAGATCCTATGGTATCATCTAACGCAAGCATTATTGTGTTTAGAGGAGGCTTTGATAATATCTCGTCCATCACAGAGGCTGTTGCTTCCGTCGAATTAATCGACAGCTCATTCACAAGAACGATGAACGTTAGCAATACGTTGATTGAAACTATATTTACGTCAAATATTGCTAGCTTAGAGAATAACGCAATAAACACAGTCTCCACTTTACAAACATTTAACGTATATTCAATATCCCACGTTGTTTTGTCTGGTCAGGGCGGTGGGTATATAAGAGAGCCTGAAACTGATGTATTAAGTTTGTACGGTGAGGATTTGGTTAGTCTTGAAACACTATTACTTTCTGGTGTAAACATATCAAACAACTCAACGCAATTCACTAGCGCGTCTATCGATTTAACCACTTTGTTTGCTGTAGGTGATTATTTTAGAATAGCAGTTCCTGCTCGCTACGAAGCTATTCGATTTGTAGAATCCGTTACCGCAACAACCGTTGTATTCGATAGGAAGTTAGAGAATTCAATCTCTAACGCTAACATATATTCGTTCTATAGAAGAAGACTCGATAAACTAGGTTCTTTGGGTAGACTCAGTATCGTTACTGGTGGTTCTAATTATGCAGTAAACGATGTGCTAACATTTACTGGTGGTACTGGCTATGGTGCAAACGCCAAAGTTACTTCTGTAGACAATTCAAACTCAAACACTATTTTGAGTGTCGCGTTTATACAACCAGCTAATAACCAATTCATTATTGGTGGTGAAGGATATTCATCAGAAGCTCTACCGACTGTAACAGTAACCTCAGCAAATGGAGCAAATGCTGTAATTGTTGTAACAGAGATCAACGGTGATGGTGAAGATTTAGATCTATCAACAAGTAGAATTGGATCCATTACCAAACTAAAAATATCAAGCTACGGATACGATTATATTTCTACTCCATCTATCTCACTGCGAAACGCTGACTTAACTATAGCAAACTTAACCGTTGGACAAACGTTTTCTTCAAACGTTAGATTGTATCAAGGTGCATCAAACACGCTCACATCGTTTACTGCGTACGTAGATAGATTTATTTCATCAAACAATTCCCTACGAATCTTTGATTACAAAGGAACCTTGAACAACAATTTACCTCTGATATCCGATGACGGTCTAGTTTCAGCAAACGTAGTATCAGGATCAATTACTTATTACGGCAACGGGTTAGCTAAAGCAAATGCAACTTTTGAAAACGGATTAATTAGATATCCTGGTATATACTTAAATACTGAAGGGTTCTTAAACTGGGATAAGAAATTACAAGACGCCGTAAGATACAACAACTTCACGTACGCAATTAAATCAAATTACGACTACAAATTCTACAAGAACACCGTATCAAATATTATTCATCCAGCTGGTATGAAGGCGTTTGCAACTAGAATTGAAACTCACGTGATTGGGGTTCAAGGAAATGCAAACGTTATTCTTGTGACTGCACAAACAATGGCAAACTCGTCCAATATAGCTAACGGATCAAACGTAATGACTATGAATACGACTGCTAATCTAGCAAACACAGTAAACGTGGGAGATGTTGTTATCCTTACAGGCGTTTCGCGTCAAATTAGTGGTACGATTAATATATCAGGTAACAACGTTGTAGGGACAAATACGAACTTTATTAATGACTTATATGATGGTGATACGATATATCTAGGTTCTGGTAACACGACCTTTGTTGCAAATGTTATTAGTGCAAATAATCTAATTACGTCTAATATCATCTACGTCACAGCAAACAACACTACTATAAACGTCGTTTATAACGAAGTTAGAACAGTGACTGGTGTATCTGGAAACACTATCATTGTGGATACAAATTTCAGAACAAATTCTAACTCAGTAATAACTACTCTAGAAAAAAGATAATAAATAAAGAATATGAATAATCTAATTACACAAAACTTCCGAGTATTGATGGCAAAACAATTTTTAAACTTGTTAAATATTGGTGCCAATTCATATTTACCCGATGATAGAAAATCTTATATCTACGCTATTATTGGTAAACAAACACCCTGGAATACAGGTACTGAGGTTATTCCAACACCAGGTGAGTCAATTGATGAGTTAAATGAATATTGGCGTAGAGCGTACGGTGCAAGAGTGGCGTCGTTAGTAAATGCAAACTTAGTTGTACCCAGAATTAATTGGACATCAAACACCGTATACAACACGTATGAGTCAACAACAAACTTTTACGTTAAGAATTCTTCCGACCAAGTGTTCAAGTGTTTAAATAATAATGAAGGTGTTGTGTCTACTTCAGAGCCATTACTAACTCTATCCACAACATCGATGGAAGAGCCTTATATGATGACAGCAGATGGTTACAAATGGAAATACTTGTATACCATATCATCATTCCAAAAACAATGGTTTATGGATGAAAATTGGATGCCTGCTCTCACTAACAAATTCGTTCGTGATGCATCTATTAATGGAAGTATTGATATTGTAAATATTACAAACTCTGGTAATAATTATGTGAATGGTCCAGTTCAGAATATTATTACAGTAGAAGGTGACGGTACTGGCGCTATATTGAAAGCTAACGTTTCTGGCGGTCAGATCCAAGATATTATTATCCAGGACAGGGGATCAAACTATACTAGAGCAAACGTGAGTTTTACTGACGTTAGTGGTGGTGTAGGATTAAACGCTTCAGCTGAGATTCTAATATCTCCACAAGATGGTCACGGATACGCTCCTGAGTATGAGTTGAGAGCAAATAACATTATGTTCTGTATTCAATTTGAAGGACCAGGACCAGATTCGATATATCCTACAGATAACGATTTTAGGGAAGTGATGTTAGTTTCTAACCCCAAAATTGTTTCTACGAATGCACTAGCGACAGATGAATTTTATAGTTTATACACGACAATAAATACATCACCAGGTATAGGTGATTTTAATAACGATGAAATAGTATTCCAAGGGATCACGTACGGCGCCTCAACATTTTCTGCTGATGTGTTATCCTTTGATGAAGTTAAAAATGAATTGTACGTGAATAATGTTAAGGGTACTATATCTCTCAACCAAGCGTTGAAAGGGTTCACTTCTGGAGCAACACGTGTTGCTACTAGAATAGCTAGCCCATCTATGAAATTATACTCAGGTAAAACTTTAATCGTTTCTGACAAAGCAAAAATTAGTAGAGACAACAATCAGATAGACAAAATTAGATTTATAGTTAGTTTTTAAAGGTAAAAAATGACAACTACGTTCAATTACGATCCATATTATGACGACTTTGATGAGGACAAGAACTTTTTACGAGTTCTATTCCAACCTGGGTATTCGGTCCAAGCGCGTGAGCTTACCCAACTACAAACTATACTATCTAATCAGATTGAAAAATTTGGTAACCACATCTTTAAGAGTGGTAGTCCTATCATTGGCGGTAAAGTCTCTTTGGATGATAGAGCCAACTACGTTACTCTTCAAACACAATACAACAGTATCGATATCACTCCTACAGATTTTTTAGGTAAGACAATAACCTCATACAACTCATCTAAACAAGTTCGTGCAAAAGTTATTGCTGTAGACACTTCGACTGCTCAACCTATTCTTATTGTTAAGTATTTAAGTGGTAACTTGTTTGCTGAAGATGACGAAATAAAAATATTTGGTCAAAATATATACGCTCAAGTTTACGGTTCAAATGCTGTCGGTCGTTCGTACGTAGCAAGTATCCAAGAAGGTGTTTATTATTTCAAAGGACAATTTGTTAAAGTAACCCCACAATTTTTGGTTCTTGAAACCTTCTATCGTAAAGGACATCTATCAACAACCGTATTCTCTCAACCATCATATAAGATTGGTATCGAGTTTGAAGAGTTGATCGTTGATTATATTGACGACACTTCACTACTAGATCCAGCTCAAGGTGCATACAACTATCAAGCGCCAGGCGCAAACAGATTTAAAATATCAACAACTCTATCTAAACGTACTTTAGATTCTGCAGATAGCTCATCTTTCTTTGAAATCATTCGTATCGTTAATGGTGTAAAAACTAAAGAAATTAATTACCCTATATACAGTGAAATTGAGAAGACATTAGCTCGACGTACGTACGACGAATCAGGTAATTATACTGTAGATCCTTTCGTTATTTCGTTACAAGAAGAATCTTACGACGCTAACAATAACATTCAAGCAAGTAAATTCTCTGCTGTTCTTGATCCAGGTAAAGCGTACGTTGGTGGATACGAATTTCAAACGATTGCTCCAACGACTATCGCTATTGATAGAGCGCGTGACACGTCTAACATTTCCGATTACGATTTACCGACCGCTGTAAGAAGCACTCTAACTTTGAATTCTGTTAACGGTTCGTTGGATATATCAACGTTTCCTAAATTAGATATCCACTGTGTTTCTACAGGAAGCGTCAACGTCTCAACAACTGCTGCGTATAACTCAACTATTATCGGTTCGTTACGAGTAAGTACGTTAGGCTATAACGACTCTACCAATTCCGCAAACGGACAAACCCACTCATTGAAAACTAGTGTTTTTGATGTGACAGGTACTTCTATTACAGGAACGATTGCGTCCGCTGCTTCTGCAAACACAATTACTTTACCTGCAGGTTTCTCAACAAGTGCAAGTAACGACGCTTATGCTAATATGTATTTTAGAATTACAGATGCTGGCGGTACTTCAGTTCAGCCAATTTTAATTGCATCGTCAGTTGGATCGACTCGAGTAATTACACTATCGCAAAATCTACCGTTTACACCATCAAGCGCAAACACATTCTCTATCGACTCAGACTTTAAAGTTGCTGAGTCTGTTGTAATTCGTTCAGGTCTTTCAAAAACGTTTGCTGCAAATGTTGATACAGACTCGAAAGATACTTTAACAGGATACGCTTACGTTACAGAACCAAACAGACAAGCTCTTGTTTTTGACTTACCTTTTGACGCTATCAAAGCTGGATCCATTTCTAATCTAGACTTTTACTCTAAGAAAGTGTATAGCGATAAATTATCTGATGCTGGTGGCATCATTACATTATCAACTGAAGGAACCGACACATTTGCTTTTGCGGGTGCTGGTGGAGTTTTAGATGATACCACTATATTAAATAACATTACCTGTTTTGTTAAATACAACTCTGCTGCTAACGGAACTTCCGGTATCGTTGCTAATACAGTATTAAGTCTAGCTAACAACTACTTTACGGTTACTGCTGTAAGTACATCTTCACTAAGTATCAATGTAGGAACATCTGGCGTTAGAGCCGACTTCATTATTAAAACTAAAGTAAATAATGCAGAAAACGGCACTTCAGGTGCTATTCGAGGTAAGCAATTATTACCGCTGACTGCAAACGTCGACCTACACGCTAAAGTTCCTGCTGAATTAGATGTCACTAACACGTTAGACGCATCCAATTCAACCAATAAAACTGTAGTGTCTGGTGTGGGTATCGTGTTTAACGATATTGGAGCAACTTGGTTTAATGGTGCTAGCACACTTACCGATTTAAAAACACCAGGTAAAACAGTTAGCTTACAAGTACCTGATGTTTATCAGATTGTTCGTATTACAGATTCTTTATCAAACTCAGCCAACGTAACTACCGCTATGTTAACTAGTGATGCTCATAACGTTACATCAAATTACGAGTTTGATAATGGCCAAAGAAGAACTCACTATGATCACGCAACAATTAAATTGAAACGCGGGTATAGTTCTCCTCGTGGTAGAATTTACGTTCAGTATAAGTATCTAAGCCATCAATCAGCACCATCACCACAAATTGATGGTTTGTTTACTGTCGATTCTTATCTGAAGGCAGGCTCTAATTTCACGTACGACGACATTACGTATTTTGATAATAAAGCTGATAGTAAATTCACTCAGTTACGTTCCGCTTTAGATTTTAGACCTACTAGAGGAATTGGTTCAAACAATATCACCGGTGCGGTTAACGTAGATTCTGATAGTGTAGCAACATTAAGCGCTGAATACTACTTGTCTAGAGTTGATCAAGTTGTTGTTAAACCATCTCGCGAGTTTGGTGTAGTTAAAGGTAAACCGTCAGTTAAACCTATTGCTCCTCCTGTAGATCAACAGGATATGCTAATTTACACTCTAAACGTGCCAGCGTACACAGAATCTGTTAAAGAAATTAAAGCGGATTTTAAAAACAACCGTCGCTTTACTATGAACGATATTGGTTCTTTTGAGACTCGTATTAAAACTCTTGAGTATTATGTAGCCTTGACTGGCTTAGAGAAGTCTGCAACAGATTCTAAAATACTTGACGCTAATGGTTTAGAGCGTTCTAAGTATGGTATTTTAACAGACAATTTCATTACTACAGACACTCAAGCAACAAGGTCAGATGTTGGTTTTGATAACCGTAATTTAATTGAAGATTCTGAATTAAAACCAGCCTCTTTAATGAGAACGTTTAAACTTGAGTTAAACGAAGCGGCTAGTTTGGGTGCTTATAATACTGTAGGTGTCAACAGTAAGAAATCCTTATTGTTAGACTACACAACCGCTGTATTTGCAACCCAACCGTATGCAACAAAATCAATACCAATTGCTAACGCTTTATACGCTAATTTTAAAGGTAGTTTGAAACTTGTTCCGGAATATGCTGCTGATGTTGATACCGACATTACCGCTCAGGTTACTTTAAACTCAGCACAAGGTCTTGAGTCCGCATTTAATTTTGTTAACGACGCATTTAAATTTATTTCTGATCAAGAATATAAAACAAATCCTAATTGGATTAACGACAAAGATAATCCTTTTGCAAAGATTGTTGATAATAAATGGTTTGAAACTATTACAACCGTTACAAACCGAACAGTAAGACTAGGTAAAAGAACTAACGGTAATTTACAAACAACAACAGACTCAACTTTCATATCGTCTGGTGCTGAATTATATCAAAAACAAATTAGTACATCATCAAGTGAAGTTGATGTAGGCAGTTTTGTTACTGATATAGCAATTCAACCATACATGAAGGCTAGTCCTATTATTTTTAATGCTAACGCTATGAGACCGAATACTAAGATGTATTCTTTCTTTGATGACGTTGATGTTAACAAATATATTGTTGTTCCAAACAAAGTAACACTAAACGCAAACGTCACCTTGCTATCAACCGAAAATTGTTTGATAGCAAACACTACCGTAGATTTAGCTGCTAATTTAGCTAGCTTCATATCTGGTGGCACTAGTTACGATCTAGTGACTGTGACCAACTCTGAAGTGGGCTCCGCCAACGCAAGTATTATTAACGCCACAGGTAAACCTCTAACAAGTAAATTTGTTTTTGGGTTAGATTCCGGTAAATACTTTGTAATCAACTCAGTAAATGATCACAGATCTGGTTTAACTCGCGCTGTAGGTGCTAGCACAATTACTCTAGCGTCTGACGCACCAAGTGTTAACATATCAGGAAATACTATTAGTTTAGTGTATGAAGAGACTTCAGTGGATGGTGGTGTTGGTAATCAATATACCATTATAGGATATAATACGTCAACCAAAGTAGCTACAATTAGTGGCACCACTACTACCGCTAATAGAACTGGCACTTGGATTTATAGTATTGGTAATCCAGTCACTAATAAACTAGGTCAAGCGTCCGGTATCTTTATTCCACCTAAAGCAACTTTCCGCACAGGCGAAAGAAAATTCAGATTAACAGAGTCGTTCAATAACACGTATGATACTGAAGCAATTTCATTCAGCGAAAAAACATACGTGTGTTCAGGTTTGAAAGTAGATAAAACTAATCTTTTAAACACGGTTTATAACATTGATGTTGAACCTCAATTGGTAGGAAAAGTTACTTCACCTATACTACAAAAAACATCATCAACATCTAGAATCACACAAACTTGGAGAGTTGATCCGTTGGCACAAACGTTCTTTGTTGATGATACCGTGTATCCAAACGGTATGTTCTTGGAAAGTGTTGATTTGTTCTTTAAATCTAAAGACGACGAAGACATCCCTATTATGGTTCAAATTAGACCTACAGTGAATGCTACGCCATCTGCAGATTTCTGGTATCCAGAATCTGTTGTTGTTAAGTATCCTTCAGAGATTGTAGTGTCAGATAACCCGTCGCTAACAAATAGTGCAACAGCAACTAAATTCACGTTCCCATCACCAGTGTTCTTGAAGCCTGGTATGTATGCTATTGTAGTTCTTTCAGACACACCAGATACATCTTTGTGGGTAGCTGAAAAGGGTGCAACAACAACGAATAATGAATTTGTTGCTTCACAACCGTATCTAGGAACATTATACAAATCTCAGAACAGTATGGAATACACTCCATATATTAATGAGGACATGATGTTTAGATTAAACCGTTGTGTGTTCTCCTCAAGTCCAGCAACGTTTGCTCTTGAAAGTTCTGCTCAATCAAGTTTGCGTTATATGGATAAATTTAGATTGATCCAGACAGCACTTGTCCCTATGTCTGAAACTGCTATAAGCACAAACTACTCATTTATCTCTAAACCTGTGGGATTGAGTAAGGAAACGTCTTATCGTGACTTTATACCACAACTGACTTACTCGTTTGGTGACGATGATTTATATATCGTTGGTACTCGTCGTAAAGAGTTACTTGCAAAAGGAGACTTCACTGTTCAGATAGAAATGTCTACAACAGACGATGCAGTTACACCATTAATCTCGTTAGAGAGCTTGTATCTAAATGCGTGGGAAAACTTTGTAGATAATGCAGTAATCGAATCGTCAGATTTCAACATTATTACGTCAGGATCTGGTTACTCAAACTCAAACACCATCACTGTAAATTCATCTACAGGCTCTGGTGCTAACGTTTACTTAGTCGTAGATGGTGCAAACGGTAATGTTGTTGGTGTGAATGTAGTTTCTGGTGGTTCAGGTTATATCGATGATTATAGTATTACTGTTAACTCAGCAACAGGCGCTAACGCATCTATAGTATTAAATTCTGAGTACGATAGTACTGGTGGTCCTGTTGACGCAAGGTATATTACTAAACCAATCACACTTGCTGATGGGTTTGATTCTGGTGATTTGCGTGTGTTCTTATCTGCAAATAAACAAGGTAGTTCTGAAGTTCATGTGTTCTATAAAGCGTTATCTGCTTTAGATGGCACAGCGTTCAAAGATAGACCATATCAAAAACTCGAATGTGTAAATCCAACCACAACAGCATCTAAAACTGATACTGAGTATCGTGAGTATGAGTATAGACCGTCATTAACAGCAAATCAAATTACATACACGTCTGATGATGGCGTGACGTACGACACATTCAAAACATTTGCTATCAAAATAGTGATGGTTTCAACGGATCCTGCAATTGTACCTAAGGTTAAAGACTTGCGTATTATTGCTTTACCTGCGGAGTAGTATTATGCTAGTACCTGTTGAGGGAACACCTTACGTTAAGGATACAAACACAAACGCTCTATTGACTGTCAACCGCACAGCAATAGAGCAAAACGAAGCTAGAAAACGTTTAAGCAACAGTTTAAACACTAAAGCTGAAGACATAAATAATATGAAAACACAAATTGCAGGTCTCAATCAAGACTTGTCAGAAATAAAACAAATGCTTAAACAATTAATGCTAAGAGAAAACTAGGCCATTATGACAATTCCAATAATATCAAGAACCAACACTATTGATGAATGGCGAATTCAAACCAACCAAGAGGCGACTGCTCTCAATTCTTTAGAAACTGGTGCTTATGTAAAGTCAAACGGCACCTTAACGTTTACTAACACATCATCATTAATTCTAACATCAGAAGGCACCTCACTACAAGTTGCTAACAGTGCATTGATCCAGAAAGATTTGAATATTGGTAATGAGTTAGACGTTGGTATTCAATCATCACAGACTGGTAACGTTACTGTTGGTAATATTCTTGTTGTTTTAGGTAGGGGATCAGCACTTCAAGTTGCTAATAACGCTCTAGTTAACGCTGATATGCAAGTAGTTCGTACCATCTATACTGGTAACGTACGTGCTAATGGTAATGTAACGGTTAATGGTAACGAAACTGTAAACGGTGTTTTAAGATTAGATGGAACAAGTGGTGTTCTATTCATAAACACAGGCTCAGCATACATCAACACAGCAAACGTTTGGACTTTGACTTCAAACGATTCTACGATAACCTACGCTGAGATTACAGACGAATCTGTAACCACTAGCCGCATTATTACAGGTAACATTTTAAACGCAAGCATTCAAACCCTTGGTGTAACTGGAAACGCAACTGTTGCAGGCACTCTAGGTGTTACAGGTAATACAACATCGGGTAATCTAGTAACACCTGGTTTAACTCATACTGGAACATTACGAAGCGCTGGTCGTGTAGACGTAGCTACAACCCTCGGTGTTGTTGGCAATACTACTTCTGGCAATTTAGTGACAACCGGATTAACTCATACTGGGACTCTAAGAAGCACTGGACGTGTAGATGTATCTACAACTCTCGATGTCGTTGGTAATACAACTTCAGGTAATTTGGTAACAACCGGATTAACTCATACTGGATCCTTGAGAAGTTCTGGACAAGTTGATGTATCAACAACTCTAAACGTCGTTGGCAACACTACTTCTGGAAACGTCACAACAGCTGGAACGTCTCGTGTTGGAGCATCTGTTGTTTCTGGAAGCGAGTCTGTTGGTGGTGCGTTGACAGTAACTGGAAACACGACTTCAGGTAATTTAGTAACAACCGGATTAACTCATACAGGAACGCTGAGAACTACAGGTAGAGCGGATGTTGGCGGTAGTTTAGTCGTGGCTGGGGCAACAACGCTAGTCGATACTTCTATTAACGGCAACTTACAAGTAACAGGTAATTTGACTATTACTGGTCCAACTAGTTTTGATAGTAATATTATTGTTCTTAGAAGCGTTACTCCTCAACCAAACGGTTCTGGTTTTTCTTACATTGGCGTAAACAGAGGTAATACTTCATCCGTATCAGGAACAGCAAACGCTAACGCATACATTAGATGGAATGAACCCGATCGCCAATGGGAAGTTCGAGACGTTTTAAACACAAACGATTCGACGTCGTATTCAAGATTACTGACAGCTAATTTAATTAGCAGTAGTTTGACTTCTATTAGCACAAGTACATTAGCGACATCAAACACAGTAAACATACTTAACGGTTTAATTGTTACTGCAAATAGTAGTTTGAAATCTTATGTTGATGCTAACGTTAATACTTTATCGATCAACACTACATCAGCGTCAACTTACGCTAATCTTGCTTTCGCTAAAGCAAACACCGGGAACATCTTAGCTCAAGCGGCTTTTGATTCTGCAAACAACGTTGCACCACAAATCCAACCAGCGTATAACCAAGCTAATACTGCAACGCAGCATGCTAATAGTGCAGGAACGTTTGCTAATAGCGCTTACCTACAAGCTAATACCGCAACACAGCATGCTAATAGTGCAGGAACGTTTGCTAACACAGCTTTAACCAACGCAGCGACAGCGGATCAAAAAGCAGTCTCAGCAGGTTCATACGCTAACAGTGCTTTTGCAACAGCCAATACAAAATTAAATGCCTCTGGTGGTACAATTAGTGGTAATCTAGTTGTTGCAAATAACGTTACTGTATCAGGAAATCTAACTGTTTCTGGTAACGTTACGTACATTAACACAACGGAATTAAACGTTGGTGATAACATCATCAATCTAAATGCTGATGTGTTAGGATCAACATCACCGACAGAAAATGCTGGTATTACTGTAAATCGAGGTTCATCAACAGCAACATCGTTCCTTTGGAATGAAACTATCGATAAGTGGACATTCACAAACGATGGTACAAATTATAGTAATGTTGCTTCAAGTGCCGCTGAAACTTTTGCTAATACTGCATTAACTCATGCAACAGCAGGTTACTTGCAAGCTAATAATGCTACAACTAATGCCGCAAGCGCAAGTTCTTATGCCAACACAGGTATTACTAACGCAGCAACTGCTGATCAGAGAGCCGTAACATCAGGCAGTTATGCTAACAGCGCTTATGGCCAAGCCAACACAGCAAGCTCAACAGCAACTAGCGCTGGTACTTTTGCTAATACTGGTATATCCAATGCTGCGTCCGCAAGTTCATATGCTAACTCAGCTTTTGGTAGAGCTAACACAGCGTCAACCCACGCAACTTCTGGATATAACCAAGCTAACACCGCCACAACCAACGCAGCAACAGCACAAACACACGCAGCCGCAGCTTTTGGTGTTGCAAACAGTGCGAGCGCCTTCGCTACAAGCGCAGGTACATTCACTAGCACATCACAAAACTCACAATTTAACTCGATTGGTGTTGGTATAGCACCATCCAACGTTCCTGGTGAAATTCTTGCGTTTGATAATATTACAGCATACGCTTCTTCAGATAGAAGACTAAAAGAAAATATCGTTAACATTTCGAATGCAATTCAGAAAGTACAAAAACTTAATGGTGTTGAATATGATTGGATAGATGCATATATAGAAGAAAGAGGTGGTCAAGATGACTACTTTGTTAGAAAGCATGATATTGGTTTAATTGCTCAAGAAGTTGAAGAAGTTCTTCCTGAAATTGTAGCAACTAGAGCGAATGGTTATAAAGCTATCAAGTATGAAAGAGTTGTTGCTCTTCTAGTTGAAGCAATAAAAGAATTATCAGATAAAATTGATAAATTAGAAAATTTAGAAAAATAAAACTGAGTTATCTGACCATATATAAATACTATTATTAAGGAAACAGTAATGTTAGAAATTAAGTATGAAATTTTTAATTTAAAGATTAAAAACTTAGAGAATGATAAATTAGTTTCTTCGGCTACAGTCCGATTTGAAGCCAGAGAAGGCATTTATGTTGTTGAAGAGCTGGTTCAAGCAGATTTTACAAACTTAGTGCAACGAGACGAGTTTATTAATTTTGAAGACTTGTCAGCAGATATAATCATAGATTGGGTAAAAGAAATATTAGACTTTGAGATTATAAAAGAAAGACTTGTTCAGCAATTAGAGAACAGAAAATCGTCTTCTGTAACTGAAGCTGATGTGCCTTGGGACAAACCAACACTCAATTCATATAATGAGTACGTTCTTGTTGTTGATAATAAAACTTATGGTCCTTTTGTTTGGAATAGCGAAACTGCAAACAACATATTAAAAGAAAACAATATCAATTACATTTTCCCAAATAATGTTGCAATGATGCGTAGAAATCTGTTGTCTTTCACAACACCGTTTGTTGTATCAGAAAATGCTACTCTATATAAAGTAAAATATACTGAACCTATTGAGATTGATACTAGATATCAATTAATACGAGGACACACATATGATTTTTCAACTGGAATGGCTCTTGTTGGTGACAATGTTGTTGATAAATCAGTAGATGAATTAAAATCTCTGGTAGAAGAATATATTGAAGCAGAATACAACGAAAGATTTAATCAAAAAGTGTACGTTGAAATTGAAGACGACTTTGTAGGATTTAAATATGATTTTGATAAGATACCAGAATTAATGTTGGAATATGTACTTATTGGAGAAAACGATACTATAAATTGGCAATCAAAACAAGGAACAGTGCCACTAACCAAGTCTAAAATATTTGAAATTTTACAAGCGTTAAATAAAAATAAACAGGACAGCAATATGTGGAAAATTAATATTGCCGGGCAACTAAGTGCTCTAAACACGGTAGAACAAGTTAAAGAGTTTTACATTAATAATTTTACGGAAGAGAATTAGTATGGCACTACCTTCATCAGGTGCTTTGTCACTATTAATGATTCAAGGTGAGTTTGGTGGTACTAACCCTATTGGAATAAATGAATATTATTCTGGTGGTAGCTTTGTACCTGCTGGTACTTCGGGCAACAGTGGGGCTATTCCTAGTTCAGGACAAATTAGTATATCACAGTTCTACGGGTCGCAATCTCTTATACCAAAGGGATATTTTGCTGGTGGCACGTTAGCACCGGGTCTTGCTTATTCTACTGAAATCGATGGTATCAGATTTGATACTGAAGCCGCTATTAATCCTGCTGCAACGTTAAGTGCAGTTAGGTCGCATGCGGCCGGAGTAAACTCGTCAGCTAGAGGATTTGTTGGCGGTGGCAGTGCCAATCCGCCACCGTTGTTTTCTTATTCTACTGAAATCGATGGTATCAGATTTGATACTGAAGCCGCTATTAATCCTGCGGCAACGTTAGCTCTAGCTAGACACAGTCCAGGTGGAGTAAACTCGTCAGCTAGAGGATTTTTTGGCGGTGGCACGCCCGCGCCGGGTACTGGTTATTCTAATGAAATCGATGGTATCAGATTTGATACTGAAGCCGCTATTAATCCTGCGGCAACGTTAGCTCTAGCTAGAACCGCTCCAAGTGGAATGAACTCGTCAGCTAGAGGATTTTTTGGCGGTGGCAAGTCGTCTATTGCAGGTACCTCAGAATGGTCAAATGAAATCGATGGTATCAGATTTGATACTGAAGCCGCTATTAATCCTGCGGCAACGTTACCGAATGCACCAGTTGCACACCTCGGTGGAAGATCTGAAACGGCGGCATTTAATTCAGAAACAAAAGGATTTTTTGCTGGTGGAAGAGCTCGAAGAAGAACCGGTGGTCAAACAGTTGTAATAGATGGTTTTAGATTTGATACTGAAGCCTGTGCAAGGATAGCAGCTACTTTAAGTGTAGCTAGAACCGTTGCAGGTGGAGTAAACTCGACAGCTAGAGGATTTGTTGGTGGAGGAGCAACACCACTCTCGGCATATATCAATACCATCTCCGGTATCAGATTTGATACTGAAGCCGCTATTAATCCTGCGGCAACATTAAGTCAAGCTAGAAATAAAATTGCTGGCTTTCAATGTGGAGCATTATAATGAAAATTACAACTCAAAACATACAAGAAGTTTTAACTAATATTGAAGATGCATACTTCGACATTCCATTTGATAACACTAAATTTCAAAATGAAATGTTCGTAGTGGCCTCACAATTAACCCCAGGTAGAGCATATCGAACGATTGGGTTAAGATTATACAGTAAAATTCAAGCAATCCAAGGTTATCTTATAAGCAACGAAATGTCAAAAATTGACATCGAAGAAAAAGAATATAAATTAACCCTCGATACGATTGATGAGTTTGAAAAACGTAGAATTAAATTACAAATTCAAGAAATTTTGAAAAGTAAAAATTACTCCGAAAAATTGCTAAATGATGCTCTTCATGAAATAGAAACTCTTTATAATATTTTTGAGAAGTTACCAAAATACACAAGAGAACAGTTTGAATTAGAAGAAAGTCTTCACTTTCATTTAAAATTAGACCAATCAAAAACCTTTAATCATGCGAACGACGGTGCTTTGATGGATATGACTATCAATCACGACACTCTTGTTGAATTAATCGAAAAACCTGTGTTATTGGAAAATCTAATTCAGAAATCTAAAGATATTTTATCTTCTCCAAAGTATAAAGAGTCTATGTTAAAACTTGATGAATTTAATAAACAATTAGAAGGCTAAAATGAAGCAAAGACATTATGCTATTGTTGACAATTTTTTAAATCATGAAGAAATTGAAAATTTAACAAAATTTTTTGACCAAAAACCCAAAGAAGTTGCGACTGTACATGACTATCAAACTAATATTTCGGTAAGAAAAGTTTTAAAAAGTGAAATTACCACATACAGTAATATTGCATCGAATATATGGTATTTAACCGAAAAGGTAAATTCATTATCATGGAATTTTGATATATCTGAAATAAATCAAATAGAATATTTAACCTATGAAATTGATGGTAAATATGAATCTCATATAGACACTTCATTAGGAGACGATTCTCCTATTTCCAGAAAATTGACTACTGTTATTTTTCTAAATGATGATTTTGCAGGAGGAAAATTCTATATTCAACATGGCGAATCTAAAAAATATCCAAAACAAACACCAGGAACAGCCATAGTATTTCCTTCTTTTTTGTTGCATGGTGTAGAACCAGTTTATCGAGGTGTAAGAAAATCTATTGTAGCCTGGACAATAGGACCTAGATTTAGATGATAGATCTATCAGAATTTGATAGACAAAATTTTAATCAAAAATGTATATCAATAATCACTAAAGAATTACATCTAACAACTCCCGAACAAGATAGATTTGGTATTTTTTATGATAATGAAAATAAAATTGATATACACAAAATGTCAACATCAAAATCATTTTCTGAAATAACAGACCAAACTGCTAAAAATTATAAAGACAAAAATCTAGCGGTTTGTTGGTCTGGAGGTATAGACTCATCATTAATAGTGGCTGCACTACACAAAAACAATATACAGTTTAAAGTTACTGTTATGCATAACAGATGTAGATTTGAGAATCCTGATTTATATGAGTGGGTTTTAGAAAATTGCGAAATCATAAGTTTGAAAGAAGAGACTAAGTTTAATAACTTATATGAACATTTAACTAATGAAAAAGGAGCAATTATAACAGGCAATCCTGCAGACCAACTTTTTCCTTCTGTTAGATATAATTTACTATTAAGTGAAAACCGAATGAAGAGTCTGTATTCAAGAGAAGTCGGTTATGATAATTTCATTGAAGAATTTAATAAAGATATACCTGATTATCTAGTTAAGAATAATCTTGTCTCACACTTAGAAAATACTATAGATAATCTATACGACAATTTTCCTAAAAATTTTAAAGTAAAAGTTATAGACCATATACTAAATATTTTAGATAAAAATAAATTGGAGTTTGAGCATTTTTATCAATTAAAGTGGTTAGCTAAGTTTATTTTTAAATATCATAGAAATTTAAAAAGATTGACTAAAACTATAAAGAATGATATATATAATAATCATAAAATGATGATAGAAGATTTCGATGAGTATGACTTTTTTGACACTTTAGATTATCAAGCATGGGCTTGGACCAATTTAGATAAAAACTTTGAACTATATTCTACAACAGCACTTACCTATAAGTGGGAGGCAAAAGAATATATTCAAGGTGTTACTGGTCTAAACTCTCAGTTGAATTTAGTTAAAATGCCATCATTATAGATGTTGACACGGTGCTTTAAAAAGTATATACTATTATTAAAATGAAAACCCTTGATATATTTCCTACTAAAATTTTTATAGAATCTGAAGCTTATTTAAATAAGACCGAAGAATTACTGAACGTAAGTGTTCCTAAGGACACAATCTCAGTTAGTACTAGGTTAGGCACTCAGTCGATAAAAAATATACACACTCTAGATATAAAATCAATAAACGAATTAGTTTCTGATTTAGAATCCAAATTGTCTAATTTAATAGATAATAAATTAAAAATAACCACAATGTGGTATAATATTTGTCCAACTGGAGCATTTAATCATAGCCATATTCACGGTGGGTCCGAATATTCAGGAATAATATATTTACATTGCACAGGAAATACAGGGTCTTTAGTATTTACAGACCCTAGATGTGGAGCAGAAATGTCGTTATTTTCAGATAATCCTATACAAATAACACCGAAAGTTGGTGATTTGATAATTTTTCCTTCGTGGTTAAAACATCACACCGAAGTAAATTTAGATTCTTTACCGAAAATAAGCATCTCTTTTAATTGTTCTATATTTTAGGAACTATGATGTCTAGTGAAATAATACCTCTCTTTGCTGATGCCCTTTATTTAACGAACATCAACAGAAAATTTACAACCGAAGAACTAGTCACAGTTGACTTGATTTCTAAAGACCTACATAAAAATGCAGGTAACTGGACTTCTAATAATAGAAATGTACTAGACTCTTATTTTCTTGATATTAGAAACTTCATACAAGAGCATATCAACAATTATGTAAAAGATATTATATCTCCAAAAGAAAGTATTGAGGTATACATCACTCAATCTTGGATTAACGTGACACACCCCACAGAATCACATCATCATCACACGCATCCTAATAGTTTCATATCAGGTGTATTTTACTTCAGTGTTGAAGAATTAGTTGATTCTATTATTTTTTCTAAGAAACACGAAAGAGAAATTGTATTTCCTTCAAAAATTTCAAATCAATTTAATTCTGGTAATTATTTTTTAAAATTATCAATTGGTGATTTGGTCATATTTCCATCAAATTTACCTCACCATGTAGTCAATACAATTTCAAAGAATCCTAGAATTAGCCTTTCTTTTAATACTTTTATTAAAGGACAACTAGGAACAAACGACAACCTAACAGGACTATATTTAAAATGAAAATTGACACCGACATAAAAAGTTACGTAAAAGTATATAAAGTTATCAGTGATGATTCTTGTGACAGAATTATAAGTGCGATAGAAAATAATAAATGGAGTAAACACGCATATCATAACCCGAATACTAATATTTCATCATCACTCAACGGAGATAGAGAATTAGAAATTTCCTACACAGACTCTGTTGAATTAAACGATTATGTAACTAAAGCAGTATATAATAGTTTAAAACAATATGTTACTGACCTTAATTTTTCGTGGTTTGGTGGTTGGACAGATTTTTCCGACGTTAGGTTTAATCGATATAGCGAAAATCAAATCATGGGTGAACACTGCGACCATATTCATTCATGTTTCGATGGTAATAGAAAAGGAATACCTATTTTAACTGTACTTGGTTGCCTAAATGATGATTATCAAGGAGGAGAATTTATTATGTGGGGAGACGAAAAATTAAACATAGAAAAGGGTGAAATAATAGTTTTTCCTTCTAATTTTCTTTATCCTCATCTGGTATTACCGGTTACTTCTGGTGTTAGATATTCTTTTGTCTCATGGGCTTGGTAATGAAACATTTAGTTCGTTTAAATTAAGGATATAAATTATGGATAATTTTGAATATTGGTTTCCTACAGCCATTTATGTAGAAGACAATTTATTTGATAAAGAACAAAATTCAATTTGGGAAAATATATTGTTGAACAGCGAGCAACACCAACACACTGAGGGTCAAGATGGTTGGCTTGGTGATACTTTAAAGTCTTTTCACTCTGAAACGAGTATTCATAGAAATGATAATTTTAAAAAATTATTTGAAGAAATATCAAAAAGAGTTTTTCTATATTCAAATCACTCAGGATTTAAAACAGATTCTGTGGGATTGTCTGAGAGTTGGTATAATGTCAATTATGAAAATACGTATCAAGAATTTCATACACATTTAGGAACTCATTTAAGTATAGTTTACTATGTTTCTACACCAGAGGGGTCAGGAAACATTTTATTTAATTCCCCTTTTCAAAGTTCTTTAAATTACGTAGACAATCAATATTCTGTGGAAGAAACCAAAATTAATTCGTCTACAATAGGATATAAAGCTGAAAAGGGCAGATTGATTATTTTTCCATCTAGCTTGAGTCACTGTGTGTCAAAAAATTTAAATAAAACCCCTAGAATTTCAATTTCAGCTAATTACATTATAAAAACTAAAAAATAAAATATTACATATGTTAATTATTGATTACTTTAAATCTAACCCAGAAAATTTACCTGAATTGTGGAACACAGACCTATCTTGTTATCCTATTTCTGGCATAAATTTGGTAGAAGATATCAAACTACATTCAAATGATAAGATCTTGGATGTTGGCTGTGGATATAATGAATTTAAATCTTATTTCCCTCAAATTGAAGGTGTCGATTTAGCCAATGAAAATGCAGACTGGGTTGGAGACATTTTAGATTATCCAGCCAGCGATAATTCTTACGATATTATACTAGCATTAGGTTCAATCAACTTCATATCTAAACAATTAGTATATGAACAAATGTCTTGGATAAGTTCCAAATTGAAACCAAATGGAGTTATCTATATGAGAGTCAATCCATCTTTTTCTCCATCATCTCAGATAAAAGACCAGTTTTATTCTTGGACTTTAGAAGATATATATCAAGTAGCTTTAGATAATAATTTAACTATTATCGATGACTCTATAAAAATTGAGCACAGAATACCTAGTGAATATATCAGAAAAGGTAACGATGTTAAACTTAGTAATGTTAGATTATTTTGGAAATATAAAAAATGAAATTTGATATAGATATTGACAATTATCAAGGCGAAGATTTAATTCTTCTAGTTGGAACACCAGGTTCAAAATGGAGTAGTGTTCACCGATATTTGGTTAGTAGCGACGACATAAATCAAACTGAACTATCTAAAAAGAGAAAGTGGAGCAGAAAGATTGACGTTAATGATAAAATTATGTCTATTGGTAATCATAGAGGAGTTTATTGGGGTCCTTACAACGAACACGGACAAAAGTTTGATGTACTAAACACACTATCGAAAGAAGAAATTATATCAGAATTTATGAATGCTTTTGATAACTGGAAAAAGATAAAAATTATAAAATCTCATTGGTTTGCATATCATTTAGATTTTCTACACAATATATTTCCTAAAGCAACTTTTGTTTCTTGTTATGATAACGATGATGATTGCTATTTTTGGTGGAAAAAAGTTGGTGGATGGGGGTTACCATTTCCTAGTTATGAATGGTATGAAAATGATGAGAAGATGCTTAAAAGTATCAAAGAAGAAAACAGCAGAATATTGAAATTTAATATAGACAGAGACGGTGAATTTAAATATTATACAATCGAAGATATTTTCGAAGCTGTTGATATAAAAAAACCAGAATCCTTTATAGATGAAAATACATATATTATCACCCGTCAAAAATTTTCATGCAAAATATCTATTATAAATAGAGAATACATACTAAATTTTAATTATTCACAAGCTTTATCAGGAGAAAGATAATATGTCAAAAAGTTTTATAAAAGAATTACAACAACAAAATACTGCTTTATTTGAAGCAAGTAAAGCCAACGTTAAAGAGTATTTTGAATCTAAACCAGACCACAGTCACCTCGTTGACCACTTTATTGGTCGTATGGTGAACGAGCGTATGAACATGGTGGAGATTTCTAAACAAATCTCTGAAATGCCTAATGACGCAGACCCAGTTCATTTAACTATGTTAACCAAACAAGCAATGGATGAAGCAAAACATTTTCGTATGGTAAAAGAAGTTATTGAACACATTACAGGCGAAGAAGTTGATGTTAAAGCCGCGATCGAAAAAGAACAAAGCATGAATACAGCTAAAGGTGCTACTCTTTTAGAAAAATATGGTACTGAATATGAAGATATCATTCTTCCTGTATATCAAATGATTGCAGAGGGTCGTGCTGAAGCTGTTTGGAATCAAATGGCTGAAACAATTGATGATACATTCATCAGTTCAAGATATCGTGCGATCGCTAAGGATGAAGGTTTCCACTCAAAAATTGGTACATCACAATTAAGCAAAATTGTTAAATCTGATGATGTTAAGTCTAGAGTTTTCAAATTAGCTGACATGATTCGTAAAGACCTTTGGGAAATTAGTTGTAAAAATACTGTACAATCTAAAAAAGGTACAGAATATATTCAACAAGCTTACGCATGGTAAGATAATTGAGAATAGGAATAACTCAGCGAATAATATCACATAATGGTTTTAATTATGACTCATTAGAACCATCTTGGTACGATTTATTTGATAAGCATGAAATTATTCCTATTCCAAATAATGTCAATATAAAAGAAGAGTTATATAGCGATATAGACTTATTAATACTGTCTGGTGGAAACGATACTGTGACTCGCAGAATTGTTGAAACTAGACTTATTTCTTTTATGATGACTAAAAATAAACCTATCATAGGTGTTTGTCATGGAGCTTTTCTATTATCTGAGTTGTTTGAAGGCGTTGTTGAAAGAGATGCCTCTATAAAATGGGGTGTCAATCATCATGTTAAATATTTTGATAAATCGATGTTAGTCAACTCATATCATAATCTAAAAATATCAAGTACTCCTCCAAAAACAAAAATACTTTGCGTTGATGAAGAAAATAATGTAGAATGTTGGATACATAATCAATTTAAAATTGGTGCAATAGTGTGGCATCCTGAACGAATGAAAGAATCTTTTATTCCAAAAGAAATATTAAACTTTATCATTGAGTAAATTATGAAAAAAATGTTGATACTATCTGGTCCTCAAGGAGCAGGTAATCATTTATGGAGTAAAGTCTTTAGTTTACATCCTGAAGTTTATGGATGGAAATCTTTATTAGACAATTATTGGGAAGCACACAGATTCTCTGAGCCTTTTGCTAAACATTGGAAAGACACATCTTTACTTAGAGATTTTGACTGGTCGCAAAGTGATTATTATTTTACAAGTATTAGTTGTCCTCTAGGTATATACAATTCAGAAACGAATCCTATATATGTTCCAAATTTAATGGATTTTGCAAATGTAGTGAGAGAATGCGGCATCACGATTGAATTTGCTATTGTAGGTAGAGACCAAACAATTCTATCATATCAACAAAATAGAATTAGAAATAAATTTACATTACCCATATTGCTAGACCAACTACACAATATAGATAGTCCAACATTTTTATCTTACGAACTTTTATATCTATACAAACAAGATTATTTAAAGAGTTTAAACTTAAATATTCCTATTGCATATGATGATGTAAGATTAAACAAAATACTAGAAGATGATGCTAACGAAAAATATATTCATAATGTAGAATATGTTGAACTAGATAAAGGCAACAAATTTGGTATAACGTTCGCTAATAAACCATGAAAAAACTATTATTATTATCTGGTCCTCAAGGTTCAGGCAATCATATATTCGGTAGAATTTATAGCGTTCACTCTGAAGTTAAAGGATGGGACGCAATATTGGAAAATTATTGGGTACCGACTGATGAAGATTACTTTGCTCAGTACTTTGTCGACCCTTCACAATTAACTATTGAAATGTTTGATGCTTCGGACTATTTCGTAACTGATATTAGTTGTCCCTTTGTCTATGATGGAAACATTACTGTTCCAAAAATACAAGAGTTTTGTGATAAAGTGTCGAGTTTTGGAATTGAAGTGATTGTTGGTATCATAGTAAGAGATGAACACATTAATACAGAACAACAAAAAAGATTAAGAAAAGGTAGAACTTTAGATATAGCCCTTGACACTTATAATAAATTAAATTATGAATTAGAATATCTAAGTTTAGAATCATTATTTCTACACAAACAAAACTATTTAAAATGGTTAGCAAAAGTAATTGATTTCCCTTTAGATTATAATAATCCAAATGTTTTTAAATTCTTAGATGAATCACCTAATAAAAAATATGTAAAATATGTTGAGGATTATTGGTTGGATGAGACAGTCAAAAAAGGACTTAAAAAATTTAGTGAGAGAGAGTAATCTTGAAAATTTTGGTAATGGGATTGCCTGGTTCAGGTAAAACAACTCTAGCTAGAGAATTAAATAAACATTTACCAAGTAAATGGTACAATGCTGATGACGTAAGAGCAAGTGAAAATGACTGGGACTTTTCTAATGAAGGTAGAATTAGACAATCGCTAAGAATGAAAAATCTTGCTGAAGATAGTCAAACATATGGTTTTAAATATGTGATATGCGACTTTGTTGCACCTACAGATGAAATAAGAAGTATATTTGAACCTGATTATATGATATGGATGAATACCATATCTAGTGGTAGATTCGAAGATACTAATAATATATTTCAGATTCCTAAAAAAGTTGATTTAATTATTACTGATTTCAACTACAATATCAAAGATATTTTATCTAAAATAGAAAGCTAAATCTTATAAATAGACTATAAAAGGAGTCTATTTTGGCGGCATACTCAGAGATTACAATAGAACAAGGTGCAACATTTTCATCGACAGTTACGGTTGAAGATGTTTATGGTACAGCAGTAAATTTAACGAATCATACAGCATCATCAATGATGCGTAAATCGTATCATTCCACAACAGCCACCACAATCACAGCAAATGTGACAGGTACGGCTAATGGTGAAATCACAATATCTATTACAGCAGCAAATACCGCAAACATTACTGCTGGTCGTTACGTTTACGATTTAATTATAAGAGATAACGCAAACACAGTCACTCGTGTTATTGAGGGTATTGCAACAGTTCTTCCGTCGGTGACTAGATAATGTCTATTAAAGGCACGATCAATCCTCAGCAAGGTGTTGTAGGTAAAGTCAAAGTACTTCCCGCAAATAAAACCACTATTGCGGCTCCAAATTTTACTCCAAAAGTTAATGTAGCAATAACCGATATATACGGCGCAAACGTTGTGTCTAGACAAGATGGTGATGTTTTATTATATAATGCAATTACAGGAGACTTTGAATCATCTCCATTACAAGAAGCTCAAGTTAATATTGAAAATATTAACGGTGGAAGATTTTAGAATAATAAAAACAATAGGAAATCAAAATGGCAAATACCGTAATTCAACTCAAGTATTCTAATGTAACTGGAACTCCTCCATTACTCAATATTGCTGAACCCGCATATTCAAACGTTTCAAATAAACTTTGGATGAATGATGGTTCTAGTGTAGTTGCAATTGGTGGTAAATTCTATACTGATACAATTGACGCGTCAACAGCTAACAACACAGCAAACACTATAGTTAAACGAGACACGAGCGGGAACTTTTCAGCAAACACTATTACAGCAAATACGATATACGTATCTGGTTACGACATATACAACTTCGCTAATTCAGCTTTCACAGCCGCAAACGTTGCTTACGTAGCTGGTGGTACGATTGCAGGTAGTTACGCTAATAGTGCTTACTTGCATGCTAATAGTGCTTATGTGTCTCAGAATACTACAGGCGTTTATGCTAACTCAGCTTACTTACACGCCAACTCAGCTTATGTTAGTCAAAATACTACAGGTAGCTATGCCAACTCTGCATACTTACAAGCTAATAGCGCCTACGTAAGTCAGAATACTACTGGTGTTTATGCTAACTCTGCTTTTGCTGCAGCCAATACAGCTGACCAAAGAGCGGTTACATCAGGTGACTACGCTAATAGTGCATACGCTCACGCTAATACTAAATTTGCAAGTGCTGGTGGTACTATTTCTGGCGACGTAGTCTTAACTGGTAATTTAACAGTATCTGGTCAAACGACTTACGCAAACACAACAACAGTAAACCTTGGTGATAATATTATCACTCTAAACGCTGACATTCCACAAGGTCAAGCCCCTTCTGAAGACGCTGGCGTTGAGATTGACAGAGGATCGTCAGCAAACGTTGGTATTATCTGGAATGAAACAACTGATGCATGGACATTTACAAACGACGGTACAAACTACAGTAATATAGCATCAAGTGCTGCGGAGTCTTATGCTAACAGTGCTTACGGTCAAGCGAACACAGGTACACAATACGCAACAAGCGCTGGCGTATACGCCAACTCTGCCTACTTGCATGCTAATAGTGCTTACGTAAGTCAAAACACTACTGGTGAGTACGCAAATAGCGCTTATCTACAAGCTAATAGTGCGTATATCTCACAAAACACTACTGGTGTTTATGCTAACACAGCATACTTACACGCTAATAGTGCCTACGTAAGTCAGAATACTACTGGTGTTTATGCTAACACAGCATACTTACACGCTAATAGCGCTTATACCGGAGCTAACACAGCAGACCAACGAGCAGTTACATCAGGCGATTATGCTAACAGTGCTTATACACAAGCTAATACTGGTACACAATACGCAACAAGTGCTGGCTCTTACGCCAACAGCGCCTACAATCAAGCAAACACAGCTCAGTTACACGCTAACGCAGGATACAATCAAGCAAACACAGGTACACAATACGCTACTTCAGCTGGTGTTTATGCTAACACTGCCTATCTACACGCTAATAGTGCTTATGTAAGTCAAAACACTACTGGCGTTTACGCTAACTCAGCCTACACTGCCGCAAACACCGCTGATCAGCGAGCTGTAACTTCTGGTGATTATGCAAACAGCGCTTACGCTCACGCTAACACTAAGTTTGCTTCAGCGGGTGGTACAATTTCTGGTGATGTGTCTATTACTGGCGATTTATACGTTTCTGGTAATACTGTAACCCTGGACACATCGACAGTTAGAACAGAAGACTCTCTATTACAATTAGCGGCAAATAACGTTGCTGATATACTAGACATTGGTTTCTATGGTCAGTATAACGACGGCACTGATAAATTCTCTGGTTTGATTAGAGATGCTTCTGATGGCCTATTCAAGCTATTCACAGGTGAAACTTCAAATCCAACGGGTAATGTAGTTTCTTACGGAGTAGAAAATAGAGCAACACTTGATGCTAACTTTACTGGTGGTAACGTATCAGGATTATTTAATGCGATCTCAGTATCAGATGGTGGATTGGGTGTTAAAACTTTATCTGCCAACGGAGTTATGATAGGTAACGGAACTAGTCCTGTATTAACAGTAGGCTCATCTACTGAAGGTCATATATTAACAATTAGTTCTGGTGGTGCCCCAACGTTCCAACACTTAAATGGTGGTTCATTCTAAAAATGTTTTGAAAAAAGGAAGTTCGTAATGGATGTGAAATTACAAAACGCTTATGTGGAAGTTTTGCTTGACAATTTTTTATCGGTTGTCAAGCAAAACGTTATGTTTCAAGCACAATTAAAAACGTTAAACGATACTAGTGAGGAATTAGTAAATACTAAGAAAGCACTAGAGGATTTAAATAACCGTTATAGAGATTGTGAGTCTAGGTTTGGAGAAGTATCAAGTCAAAAAAACGAGTTGATTGTCGATAACGCTAATAAAAGCAATCAAATTCGAAGTTCTGAAAATGCAATCAACGATAGAAATAGACTTCAATCTGCAGTCAACGATTATATGAAGCAAGTTAAGAAACTTGAGGATGAGAAGGCAGAAAATCAAATAATATCAAACGATTTGAAAAATTCTATTTCTACACTTAATAAATACATTAGTAATTTAGAGCCGTTGGTTCCTGTGACCAAACTAAAAAAATTAAAATCTGAATTTGAATCCAAGGACGACATCGTTAAAAATGGTGGCTCCTTTTAAAGAAAAGAATAAATGGCAAATACAATAATTCAAATTAAAAAGTCTACGGTAAGTGGAAACGTACCATCAGTATTACAGCCTGGTGAGTTGGCAATCAACGTCGAAGATGGTGATTTGTATTATGGTAATAGTAATGGTATCGTAACGTTATTTGATGCTGTTACTGAGCCTGCAGGTTTGGATAGCGAGATCCAATTTAACAATATGGGTTCGTTTGGATCCAATTCAGATTTCACGTACGACTATACTAGTGGCATATTATCAGTACCTAATATCCAAGCATCATACGGTGCAATTGGTGGATATGATGTCGGTACTGCTTTAACTCAAGTAATAAACACCAGCTCAAGTGCTTATGTTCATGCTAATAGTGCTTTTGATGCTGCTAACAGCGCGAGTAATACTGCAAGCAGTGCAGGATCATATGCTAATAGTGCGTTCAGTAAAGCAAACACTGCCTCAGGTGCTAATGGACAAATTCAATTTAATTTAAACGGCGCTTATGGTGCGTCTAGTAATTTATATTTTGAGACTTCAAATAACACACTTTATGTAACTAACATTAAGGCGATACAGAACTTAGATGCTCAAAATGTAATTGCATACAATAAATTTTATGCTGGTATAGCAACAACATCATCTACTCCACTACCCAATCTAATTGCTCAGTTTACTGGTAATACGGATTCATACGTTCAAGTCAACGCTCAAAATATTGATCCACATGGCTCTGCAGATTATGTTATTACTGCTGACGTTGGTACCGACGAAAAAAATTATATCGACTTAGGAATTCAAGGTTCTCAGTTAGAGCAAGGAGCTTTATTTCCGTTAGACGGTTATCTAATTGTTCAAGGAAACACTAGTCAGCTTGGTGGTAATTTAATAATTGGTACTATAACAGAAACTTCAGGTATAAAAACTAAAATTGTTTCCGGTGGTACAGAATCATCTAATGTAATTGCTGAATTTAGTAAAGACGGTATTAGTTTTATTCCTGAGATTACATCTAATACTACTATTAGAATTTCTACCCAAGCGAATAGCGCGTATATTCAAGCTAATAGCGCACACGATAAAGCCAACTCAGCTAACGCTCTAAGTCAAGCATCTTTTAATGCAGCTAATACCAAGGTAAGCAAATCTGGCGACGTGATGTCGGGTTCTTTAGCGACGTCAGGAAATGTTAGAGCAAATAATATTATTGCTAACACTCAATTCTTTGCAGGTATTGCAACAGAGTCAGCAACGATTCTTCCAGATTTGATTGCTCAATTTACTGGTAACTCTGAGACTTATATTCAGACTAATCAACAAAATATTAACGGCAACGGGTCAGCAGACTTTGTTATTACCGCAGACGTTGGTACGGATACAGACTACTATACTGATATGGGTATGGGTGGAAGCACCTATAACTTCTATCAAGGAGAAGATACTCCTTTTGGTCCTTTGAACGGATATTTCATAGTACAAGGAAGCACCATTGGCCAACCCGGCGGTAACATGGTGATTGGTGCTACAGCAATAAACACTCAAATTGATATTGTTGCTGGTGGGTATTTAACTGAGAACGTTGCTCTAACAATTTCAAATTCAAACACAACGTTTAAGAAGCTAGTCCATGTAAACTCTCAATTTTATAGCCCAACAACCAACACAATATCGGTATACGCTAATAGTGCCTATACTCAAGCAAATACCGGAACACAGTACGCGTCTTCAGCAGGCTCTTATGCTAATAGTGCTTACTCTCTAGCCAACACTAAGTTTAACACCTCAGGTGGTACAATCTCAGGTGATGTTTTTGTTGAAGGAAAAATAACAGCCAACACAATAGGCGGAGATGAAGGTGGTGAGATTCTTCTTGGGAGGGCTCTGTCTAACACGACTCTGTCTGGTGCGGGTGTAACCATTGACGTATATCAAAACAAACTGCGAATATTTGAGCAAGGCGGTTCAGCTCGTGGTGCGTTTATTGATTTAACGTCTGCTAGCGCTGGAGTAGGAACAGATTTATTAGCAAGTTCAAGTGGAACAGACTCTGTTGCAAGAAGCTCTGCTCAAGCTGCGTATCATCATGCAAACGGTGCATACGTTCAAGCTAACACAGGAACAACATTAGCGCAATCTGCTTACGATGCCGCCAACAATTCTGTCGACACTTGGGTTCGTGGTGCTGCTAATAGTGCTAGTTCATATGCTAATAGTGCTTATAGTCAAGCTAATACCGCAACGACTAATGCTTCAACCGCTGACCAGAGAGCCGTAACATCAGGTAGTTATGCTAATGCCGCTTTTAATATTGCTAATACATCAAACTTAACTGCAACAACTGCTAGTTCATATGCTAATAGTGCTTATAGTCAAGCTAACACGGCTACGACTAATGCCGCAACAGCCGACCAGAGAGCCGTAACATCAGGTAGTTATGCTAATAGTGCTTACGGTCAAGCCAATACAGCGACTACGAACGCAGCAACAGCAGACCAACGAGCCGTAACATCAGGTTATTATGCTAATGCCGCTTTTGGTATAGCTAACACCACAAACTTAACAGCAACAAGCGCTAGCTCATATGCTAACTCAGCTTATTCACAAGCCAACACGGCTACGACTAATGCTGCTACTGCCGATCAAAAAGGTGTTAGCGCTGGCGTCTATGCCAATGCCGCTTACGCATTAGCAAACACGGTTAATATTAACGATGCTGCTTCTAGGTCATACGCTAACTCAGCCTACACTCAAGCAAACACAGCTACGACCAACGCTGCTACAGCTGATCAACGAGCAGTCACTTCAGGATCCTACGCCAACAGTGCTTTTTCAACAGCTAACACAGCTTCAGTAAATGCAACAAGTGCTGGTAGTTACGCTAATGGCGCTTTCGCTAAAGCAAATACAGCTAATACACTGGCACAATCTGCATTCGATACAGCAAATACTAAGTTTAATTCTACTGGTGGAACTATTACTGGTTTTGCCAACGTGTCTAGTAATTTGTCTGTTGGTACGTATATAGATATTGCTACAGATTTAGCAGATCCTTCATACAAAGAAGGTAGGGTATTCTACGACTCAGGCGCAAAATCTTTAGCGTATTTTAACGATAGTTCATCTTACGTTCACGCTGGTCAGGATATAGTAATACGAGTTTGGAACAATACCGGTTCAACATTGCCTAGAGCAAACTGTGTATTTATTTCAGGCGGAGCTTCAGCAAACGGATACCCAAGCGTATATCTAGCTAATGCATCTTTGGCTGCAAATGCTGAAGTTATTGGAGTAACGACTACAGATATTCCTCCCAACGCTTATGGGTTTGCTCTAACGGCTGGTAGACTTGAAGGATTAAATACATCATTACTTACTGCGGGTGCAGAATTATTCTTATCTGCTAGTGAACCTGGTAAATTTACTACTTCTGTTCCTGCTACTCCAAATATTCCATTAACTATTGGGTATGTGACTAGCTCAGATTTAACTAACGGCACCATGCTTGTTAATATTCATTTAATGGAAGGAGCCAACAAGACTACAGGTTCTATTCTGTTCGCTCGTGAAAATAAAATTGACCAAGATAACACAGAATTATATTACGATTATGTAAATCATAGGTTGGGTATTGGTACAAATAACCCAACAGCAAACTTACACGTTGTGGGATCTGGATTATTTACTGGTAACGTAACAATTTCAGGTAACTTACTAGTTTCAAACGCTCAATCGATTACAACATCTCAACTAACAGTTGGCGGTAATACCATCATTCTTAATGACGCTGTTACTGGAGCCCCAACATCTAACGCGGAAATTATAGTAAACAGAGGCACTTCAGCTAACGTTTACATTAAATGGGCTGAAGATATCAACGAATGGGTGATGTTTGAAGATGGTGCGTATCCAGAAGGGCATATTCTACATTCAGAAAAAACATTTAGTACTTGGACACAATATACTGCTGCAGCCGCATACGAGAAATTAACTCATCCAGTAGGTGGTGATGTAGCAAATAATACAAACGAAACTGCTAAAGCAGGATTTCAAACAGCAAATATAGCAAGCTCTCATGCTATTGCGGGTTACACTCAAGCTAATACTGCGACAACTAACGCTGCTACTGCCGATCAGAGAGCTGTAAATTCTGGTGTTTATGCTAATGCTGCTTTTGGTGTAGCCAACACAGCTGCGACTAATGCTTTGAGTGCAGGTTCGTATGCTAACAGTGCCTACACTCAAGCTAACACTGCGACTACCAATGCCGCAACAGCCGATCAACGAGCAGTCACTTCTGGCTCGTATGCTAATAGTGCTTTTGGTATAGCTAACACCGCAAATCTAACCGCAACAAGTGCTAGCTCATATGCTAACAGTGCCTACACTCAAGCTAACACGGCTACAACTAATGCAGCTACAGCTGATCAAAAAGGTGTAAGTGCTGGCGTTTATGCTAATGCTGCATTTGCTTTAGCTAACACCGCAAATCTAACTGCAACAAGTGCTAGCTCATATGCTAATAGTGCATATACGCAAGCCAACACAGCAACAACTAACGCAGCAACTGCTGATCAGAGAGCCGTAACATCAGGTTCTTATGCTAACAGTGCCTACACTCAAGCTAACACCGCTTCAGTAAACGCCACTAGTGCAGGCTCTTATGCCAACAGTGCGTATACGCAAGCTAATACTGCAACGACTAATGCTGCTACAGCCGATCAACGAGCCGTAACTTCTGGCTCGTATGCTAACTCAGCTTACTTACAAGCTAACACCGGCACCATACTAGCGCAAGCAGCTTATAACCAGGCTAACACTGGTGGATCTTCAAGTGCTGGTTCTTATGCTAACTCAGCTTACTTACAAGCTAACACAGCTACAACAAATGCCGCTAGTGCTAGCTCGTATGCTAATAGTGCTTACTTGCAAGCTAACACGGCTACAACCAATGCAGCTACTGCAGATCAACGAGCAGTGACTTCCGGATCGTATGCTAATAGCGCTTACACACAAGCCAACACAGCAACGGGTAATGCCGCCACGGCTGACCAAAAAGCAGTCTCTGCTGGCGTCTATGCAAATGCTGCTTTTGGTATTGCAAATACTGCCACTACAAACCTATCAACACAAACAACAAAACTAGCTAACTTCATACGTAACAAAGCAGCTCAGTTTACGCTATCTGGAGGTGGTCTTGTTACGTGGTCAGGCACTTCGGTACTTTGGGGTACTCGAGTTATCGCAATTCCTGTTGAAAATATAGAATATGGTTCTGCTGGATATTTTGACATTACTTGTCCGACTTCAGGCACCATAACTTATTTTAATGCCGCCGGCGCAACAACAACAGTTACTGCAACTGCCGCAGGTATTCCTCTTGCTGGATGGGAAGCTTTATTCTATGTGATTACTCCAGGTCAGGGTTCTACATCAGACACAACGAAGTTTAGAGTAGTAAACTATGTAAATGCTACTTGGTCGCCCGATGAAAACTGGATATGTTTAGCGTCTACTAACGCTGACGGTACTAATATTGGACATCTAAGATGGAACCCTGGTCAAGTTAACTTACCAACAACAGGTGCGACAGTCACATACAACACTGGTACCGGTGCATCATCTTGGGCAGTAGGTCCAACTGGTCCAACAGGTCCTACTGGTCCAACTGGTCCAACTGGTGCAGCATCAACGGTTCCAGGTCCTACTGGTCCAACCGGTTCTGCTGGTCCTGCTGGTCCAACAGGTCCAACAGGTCCAACTGGTGCAGCATCAACGGTTCCTGGTCCTACTGGTCCTACAGGACCCACCGGTCCTACAGGTCCAACTGGTCCTTCTGGTGCTTCGATACTAGGTACAAGCAACACGTGGACAGGCGCTAATTATTTTCAATCAAATAGAAATACAACAAGCGACAGCCCGCCATTACAAGCATATTCAACAGGAAATACTGGCGCGATTATGTCTTTCCATCGTGGCGGCTATTACGCTGTTAATATGGGGCTTGATTCAGATAATGTGTTTCGTATTGGTGGATGGTCTGCTGGTGCAAATAGATTGCAAATGGACATGTCAGGCAACTTGACTATGGCTGGCAACGTCACTGCGTATTCTGACGAGCGTAAAAAGAAAAACTGGCGTCTTGTTACAGAAAACTTTGTTGAAAAATTAGCCAATGTAAAAGCTGGGGTATATGACCGTACAGACGAAGCTATAACTCAAGTTGGTGTTTCAGCACAATCATTACAAAAATTATTACCTGAAGCAGTTATAGAGGATGCAGATGGCTTCTTATCTGTAGCATACGGCAATGCGGCGATGACTTCTGCGGTTGAGCTAGCCAAAGAACTTGTTGTGTTAAAAGAATTAGTTAAAGAATTAAAAGCAGAAGTAGATGAGTTAAAGAAGTCTAAATAATTTGGAGTGTTGTTATGAAAGGTGAGTGGTGTTACTTTAAGGAGTATTTTACTCCAGAGATGTGTGCTAATATTTTAGAATTAGGTTTGAAGTTACCTGCAGAAGATGCAAAAATTGGAGTTAATGGTAATCTCGAAGTAAATGAAACTAGAAAAAGCAAAATTAGGTTCATTCAAAAAACCGATCCTAATTTTGCTTTTCTTTTTGATACTATGTGGAAATTAGCAATTCAAGCTAACGATGATTTCTTTAAGTTCAACGTAACAAGAATCTCTTATATACAGCTAGCTGAGTATGATGAATCATATCAAGGTGAATATAAAAGACATCATGACGTCTTTTGGATGAATAACGATCCTGACTACCATCGAAAATTGACTGCGGTTGTTCAATTAACAGATCCTTCTACATATGAAGGGGGTGATTTTGAGATGTTTAATATTACTCAATATCCTGACGCTAGTGAAATCAGATCGCAAGGAACAGCATTCTTCTTACCGTCATTTATAGAACATCAAGCAAATCCAGTAACTAAAGGCACCAGATATAGTCTAGCTTGTTGGTTTGATGGACCTAAGTGGAGTTAGTTATATAAATAGAAGATACTATTTAAAACAAATGGAATAATATGGCAACTCCTACCACACGAGCACAATTCAGAGACTACTGTTTAAGACAGTTAGGTCATCCTGTTATTCAAATTAACATAGATGAAGACCAAATGGACGATAGAATTGACCAAGCGCTTCAATTCTTCAACGACTATCATTACGACGGCGCTGAACGAATTTTCATGAAGCACTGTATCACTCAATCGGATATTGATAGGGGTTGGATTTATACTCCTGAAGCTATTACTTTTGTCGTTGGAGTTCTTCCGTTTGATCAAGCAAGCTCATCTATCAATATGTTTGATATGAGATATCAGTTGCGTCTACACGATCTATACGACTTTACTTCTGTATCGTACGTATCATACGAAATCACGATGCAACATTTACAAACACTAAACTTGTTGTTCTCGGGTACTCCTCAGTATAGATTCAATCGGCACGGTAATAAATTGAGATTAGATATTGACTGGACTCGTGACGTTAAAGTTGGTGATTACGTTGTGATTGAGTGCTATCGTACTATGTCTCCAGATTCAATAACGTTATCTGGTACAGGTGCAATCAGTACATCGTCAAACACGGTCACAGGCACATCAACAGTTTTTGATCAACAGGTTATTCCTGACGATGAAGTTGTATTTGGCACAGAAACTAAACGTATTACTAAAGTCATTTCACCAACACAAGTTGAGGTTGATAGTCCGTTTGCTACAAGTGGCTCGGTCACTATGACAAAGACAGGTATATCAGACGTTTGGAATGATAGATGGTTAAAACGATACGGCACAGCATTATTCAAACTTCAATGGGGTAATAACCTAAGTAAGTTTTCAGGTATTCAAATGCCTGGTGGTGTAACGCTAGATGGCGTTCGCATCATGGGCGAAGCACAAACAGAGATAGATAAACTAGAAGAAGATTTGGTTAGCACAAATGTGTTACCAGGCGATATGTACGTCGGATAGTCATGTCAACAAACTTCTATTTTAATAATTTTCCTGTAAATCAAGTCACACCAGAACAACTTCTAGTTGAGGATTTGGTTAT